TTACCCCCTGAATCCGGTAGGAATGGTTTTGTCTGGCGCAGAAATGCGGTTCACATCTCTGCCAGCTCTTCGGTCGTTGAGAGCGAACTTCGGTTTGAATAGTCCCTGGTACCCATTGGCGATACTGGTATTAATCACATCAACCGGGTTATGCCCTTCGTCCAGACATGCCTTCAGCAATTTGAACGCTTTGGTGACCGTCAGCTCGGTTTTGATGGCTTTGCCAGACTGCTGGCGATAGGCAACCCATTCCCTCCAGGATACAGAATCAAGCCACTCAGGAACGGGAATTGTCAGTGGGTCAAACTTCACCTTCCCCCTTGGGGGATTAAAGGGGGTTAGATCTTTTATATTTGTCTTTGGAATAATGTCTTTGGTGTTCCCTTTTTTCGGGGATACCCTTCCCTCTTTTCGGGGATAACTATCCCCGTTTTCAGGGATGGCTGAATGGGGTAAAACGCTATCCCTGTTTTCAGGGATAACTATCCCTGTTTTCGGGGATGCCCTTCCCCCTTTTCGGGGATAACTATCCCCGTTTTCAGGGACAGAAATAATCCATGTGGCAATTTCATCATCAGGAAAAGACACCGGACATTTTGAGCAATGTGGCTTGGAATAAGCCCATTTATCCAGGTTTGTATTAATCCCTATGTATCTTGTTTGACCAATACGGCGCAGGATAATGATGTTACGATAGGCAAGACTCAGCACCGCTTCGGATACGTGTTTTACCTTCAGTGTTGTCTTATCTGCAATGAGGCTATTGGCAATACGATCTGATTTTTTCGACCAGCCATAAGTCAGCCGGATAATCGCATTCAAAACACGGAACTCACGCCCCGATAGTTCAACGATACACAAGGCGTCCTGGATCTGATTAGCTAAACGTAAATAGCCATTTTCCAGATCAGCCATACGGCACTCCTGTTGCGTCGGTACCGGCGCAGGGAATTTGTATATTTCAGCGGTATTTGACATACTCATCTCCGCAATTACCTACCGTTTTTGCACCAGAAAGCCGTTGGTGACCCCTCACCGCGGCTTTCGCCTTTTTGGTTGCTGCCATTTTCAGTCCCACCCCAGCGCATCCGGCCTGGCTCGTTCAGCCTTTAGCCCGGCATCAGCGAGAATCTCTACGGCTGTGAGATAGTTTCTGGATACCAGTACCGCTTCCGGTGGCGCGGCCTGAATCCCAAGAAAAGCCAGCTCTTTCGCCATGTTGCAGAAATATCCCTCAGCTTTACGCCTGCTGACTGTCGACTCGCTGATGCCCATATGCTCGGCGTATGATTTCTGCCCTACTGATGCAAGCCGGTTGAGCAGGACGCTCTCTATCTCAATCGGGTTGATTTCTGGTGGGTCTAACTTTCGTGCAATTGCGTTCTCCATTCGTGATAATCCTCATCATTGCGGAAGGCCGTCAGTTGGATTGGGGTAAAGATCCGGGCGTAACTCATGGGGTGTGACTTTCCACATAAGAGCCCTACTAGCATTGATGACCTCTCTGCCAGCAACCCCGTTTCGAAACCACGCTGAAACAGTTTGTGAGTTTTTGCCTAAGCGGCGGGCTAGCTCGGACTGGCTGCCGCACACCGATAGGATTTTTTTTTGTACTTCTTTGTCCATATGACCTCCTAATTTTGTTATCACATGATTGATAATTTAATTATCAGTGTCAAGTAAATTAACTGGTCACATATGAAATAAAACTTTGTATGCTGATTAGTCAGTAAAATTTGGAATTGATTATGAAATTCGAAGAGCGTCTACAGCAGGCCATAGATGAGGCGGGAATATCACAGTCAGAATTAGGTCGCCGGGTGGGTGTAAACTCTCAATCGGTGAGCGGATGGTGTAACTCAGGCATACTTCCACGTAAAGATAAGCTTGAAATGCTCCCCGCAGCACTGGGGAAGCCGCTGTATTGGTTTTTCATGACCAGTGAAGAAGAATCAGACATGAAGTCTGCCATTGACAGCAAGACTGTGCTTAACGAACGGCAGAAAAAGCTTTTGTTCGTATTTGACCAGCTTCCTGAAGAAGAACAAGACAGGTTCATTAGTTTAGCCGCTACCCGGCTTGATGAGCTTGATCGCTTCATGGCTGAATATCTGAAGCGCAGAAAGATTGAACCTCCACCCGAGTAATACTTTCTTCACAAAACATACCGCCTAAATGGCGGTTTTTTTTCGCCTTAATCCTACCTTTCGCATCACCCTTCTAAAAAATAAAACATCAATGATAATTTATTTATCAATTTTCATTTGACTGTTGATAATTTTATTTGTAGTGTTATCTCATCAAAACGCAGCAACGAGTCATCAAGGCAGGACGCCCACGAAGTAGCCGCCCGGGGCATACGAAGACCGGGATGAGATGGCAAGGTTAACGCGCAGCAGGTGATAAACGTTCCGCTGGCCGGCGATAAGGCACGAGGATGAGATGACTAATTACGGCACAACAACATTACCAAGAACCAGCGTTGTACCGGGAATGCTGGTTAAGTACCAGGGGCGCACATACCGCGCATCTGCAAACGTAGGAAAAGGGTTGTACTTGTTTGCCCTTTTCGAACGCCTGCGGACAACCAACGACGAGATCGAGGTTTACCTCAACCAACACGGCAAACCTGCAACCCATTAGCAGGAAAAACCAGCAAAACGAAATACTGCACAGATTCTGGCAGACCACATGGTGTCGGGGATTCTGCAAACAAAATTCAGGAGTTCAGCCATGAACGCATATCTCACTTACGACCGGATCGAGGCTCAGGACTGGACCCAGCATTACCAGCAAATCGCCAGAGAAGAGAAAGAGTCAGAACTTGCTGACGATCTGGAGAAAGGACTGTCGCTTCACATGCTGGAGTCGCTGTGTATGGACGAGCTACCGCGTCACGGCGCCAACAAAAAAGCGATCAGTCGGGCATTTGATGACGATGTCGAATTCCAGGAGCGCGCGTCGGAGTTTGTGCGGTACATGGTTGAGGTGTTTTCCCTGCATCAAATTGATATTGAATCAGAGGAATAAGACAAATGAGCACAGCACTCGCAACACTGGCAGGAAAACTGGCTGAACGTGTAGGAATGGATTCTGTAGATCCGCAGGAACTGATCACCACATTGCGCCAGACAGCGTTTAAAGGTGATGCCAGTGATGCGCAGTTTATTGCGCTACTGATAGTCGCCAACCAGTACGGTCTTAATCCGTGGACGAAAGAAATTTACGCCTTTCCTGATAAGCAGAACGGGATCGTCCCTGTGGTGGGTGTTGATGGCTGGTCCCGTATTATCAACGAAAACCAGCAGTTTGACGGCATGGATTTTGAGCAGGATAACGAATCATGTACATGCAGGATTTACCGTAAGGACCGCAACCATCCGATCTGCGTTACCGAATGGATGGATGAATGTCGCCGGGAACCATTCAAAACCCGTGATGGTCGTGAGATTACTGGACCGTGGCAGTCACATCCCAAACGGATGTTGCGACACAAAGCAATGATCCAGTGCGCCCGTCTTGCCTTCGGTTTCGCAGGCATCTACGACAAGGATGAGGCCGAACGCATTGTCGAAAATACCACGTATACCACAGATCGCCAGACGGAACGCGACATCACTCCGGTTAGCGATGAAACCATGCGGGAAATTAATGATCTGCTGATCACCCTGAATAAAACATGGGATGACGATCTGCTGCCGCTCTGCTCCCAAATCTTCCGCCGCGATATTGGTGCATCGTCAGATCTTACGCAAATCGAAGCAGTGAAAGCCCTCGGATTCCTGAAACAGAAAGCTGCAGAACAGAAGGTGGAAGCATGACACCAGAAATTATCCTGGCTCGTACAGGTATTGACGTTAGCAACATCGAGCAAGGTGATGACGCGTGGCACCGTCTACGCCTCGGTGTCATCACTGCTTCCGAAGTTCACAACGTCATTTCCAGGCCAAAGTCGGGCAAGAAGTGGACTGATATGAAGATGTCCTACTTTCTCACCCTTCTTGCTGAAGTTTGCACCGGCGTGGCGCCGGAAGTTAACGCCAGGGCGCTGGCCTGGGGGAAACAGTATGAGGACGATGCTCGCACCCTGTTTGAGTTCACCACTGACGTGAAGGTCACCGGATCGCCGATCCTTTTCCGTGACGAGGGCATGCGTACCGCCTGTTCTCCTGACGGCCTGTGCAGTGATGGCCGCGGTCTTGAGTTGAAGTGCCCTTTCACCTCTCGCGACTTTATGAAATTCAGGCTTGGCGGCTTCGAGGCTATCAAATCCGCCTATATGGCCCAGGTGCAATTCAGCATGTGGGTAACCGGGAGAGATGCCTGGTATTTCGCGAATTATGACCCGCGCATGAAGCGAGAAGGCATTCACCACGTGGTTGTTGAGCGCGACGACAAATACACGTCCCTCTTCAATGAAATGGTACCGGAATTTATCGAAAAGATGGACGAAGCGCTAAAGGAGATTGGCTTCACGTTCGGGGAGCAGTGGCGATGACGCACGCAACAACGGCAGTACTACCAGTTGAAAAAAGTGTTCCGCGCACCTGGCGCCGCCCGTTCCTGAAATGGGCAGGCGGTAAATATTCGCTGCTGCCGGAACTGGATCGTCTTATCCCGGCAGGTAAACGACTGATAGAACCATTTGTGGGCGGCGGTTCGGTGTTTCTCAACTCAGACAAGCACGAACGTTTCCTTCTGGCTGACGTCAACGCCGACCTGATTAACCTGTACCAGATGCTGGCCGTAGTGCCTGATTCGGTAATCGCAGAGGCAATAAAAGCTTTCAGACATCTGAATGATGCCGAAAACTACACAGTAATTCGTGAAGCATTCAACGCCCAGAAACTGAATGCGACAGAACGAGCAGCCGCATTCCTTTATCTCAACAGGCACTGCTTTAACGGTCTGATGCGTTACAACCTTGACGGTTTTTTCAATGTTGGATGGGGAAAGTATAAAGCCCCATATTTCCCGGAAGAAGAGATCAGGGCATTCAGGAAGAAGTCTCGCGCGTGCGTATTTATGACTGCGGGTTTCGAACGTACTCTCAGGCTGGCGGGTGATGGTGATGTCGTTTACTGCGATCCGCCATACGAGCCAATACCCGGCACCACTGGCTTCACTAGCTACGCCTCCGGTGGGTTCTCATGGGATAGCCAGGTAGCGCTTGCTGAAAGCTGCGTTGCAGCCCATCAGCGCGGCGCAAAGGTGTTTATCAGTAATTCTACCGCACCACGCGTTATTGAACTTTACGAGCGGCACGGCTTCACTTTGCACCGGGTCAATGCCCGCAGATCAATATCGAGTAAAGGCAGTACCCGAGAAACAGCGAACGATATCGTCGCCTCACTGGGGATTTAGTGATGATGAAACTTATTAACAGAAGCAAGCAATCACCAGTCGGTCGTCGCGCATGTGATATTGCACTGGCTGCGCATCATGAGAAGTTCGGCGATTACGGCAGACAAAAGCACGTTACCAATTACACCGTTGTAGTGGATGGCGTAAAGGTTCCTGTCGAAGTAGTTAACCGGGCCACCAGCTACGTAGCCACCGCAATGATCGGCGTCCGGAAACTTAGAAATCTGCCGGCACAGGCAAACTGAATATTAGCGATGGCCCGCTGCAGGGCCACTGGAGAAAACGATGAGCAACAAAATCGAGAACCCTGTCGTGATTGGCGGTATGCAGTGTGGGAACATTCGACGCCTAACTGCCAGCACTCTTTATTCTACTGCGATGGTCGCTGGTGCTGTCTATGTAGCCAGTCTGTGAGGTGGATATGAACGATATTGCACAGAACAATGTTGGTATGATTGACGAAAAAGAAGCTATGAGAATGATCAAAGTATCTTCACGGATGACCATTTCGAAATATACCAAGCTATATAATTTTCCAAAACCAATCCGAACTCACCCCAAACAATACCTTCAGTCTGAGGTGGTACAGTGGATCTTAAACGGGGGGATCAACCAGAAATCTTCCTGA